TCCTAGTTGCCCAGAAGCGTTGACATTGGCAATGGAGAAAGGACTTATATCCGACCGCCTCAAGAAGGACTTAGAGATTGAGGTGGTTAAGGACAGAGAGATTATCGTTGAGAAAGAGGACAAAGAGATTGAAGTGGTGAAGGATGACGAAAATCCTTTTCCGATTGGACATGATGAATTTGGAGAGATAAAGACTCATGGAAAAGAAATCATAACCAAACCAGAGACGACTGAGCAATATCATAGGATTCCAGTAAGTACGGGTCATGATGGTCACAGAATCAGGACAATAACCATATCTGCATCACAGGGAATCAAAGCTCTCTATTGCGGAACATGCAAAAAGGTGATTACATATTTGTTTGATGTTAAAAAATGGACTATGGAAGAGGCTAAAAAGTGGATTGCAGAACATAAGGATTTTAATGACATTGAGACGAAAGCTGATACAGAGGAAGTAACTGAAGAGATTGTCGAGGAGAAAGAGACGGAAAGCAACGAAAAGGAAGTAGATGAAAATAGGATAGAGCTGGTAGAGGATGAAAATGAGGTAGCTGAAAAAGAAAAGGAAACGGGCAGAACCTGGGATGAACTAGATGCCGAAGAGAAGAAATATATTTCAAAGACTGGTAAACGACTGCCAATAGAAACAACTGACTACACCAACCTCGAAGTGGCCATAAAGGATTTAACCACTCAGGTTGTTGAATTAAAGGAAGGCCGGATTCTAAGCACTAAAAACCGTACTCTGGTAAAAGATACGATTGAGGCATTGGCTACACTCAAGGAACGGTTGGATGAACTTTACACAGCAACTGAACCGTCTAAGGGCGAGGAAAAGCAGAAGTATAATTGCGAGTGTATCAAGTGCGGCTATAAAATGACATCTGATGAACATTGCGATAAACTCAAATGTCCTGAATGTGGGGGGGAGATGAGGCGTTTGGAAAGGCCCGGCCCTGGAAAAGAGGTTGGATTAGAAATAATTAAATCAGAGCCAAGCACAACTAATGCGATTGAAGCTTTATTTTCTAGCGGTAAATTTGCAGAGATGATTGACAAAGCAATGAAAGAAGCCTTTGATATCAATATAAAGAAAAAATTAGGGAGGGTGGAATGACTAAAACAGAATTAAGCCACATTGAAACATTGGAAAATGCTGTCAAGTGGGACTATTTAAAGCGTGTTTTAAACTGGCCTACAGATAAAATAGCCTATGAAATGTATCTAAATGAGAGGCGGCTGCGTGAGTGGGTGAATAAACGGGCAACGGTGATAACAAATCTCATGAAATCTAATACCGGAATGGTTAAGAAAATCAGAGAAAGGCTGGAAAAGGAAATGCCCGCAGAGGAAGTGGGATCTAAAAAACGGCTAAATCTCAATATCATTCAGGTTGTAAAAAAATACAAGGAAGGGAAGTCTCTGGCACAATTGGCAAAAATATTTAAATGTGAGCGTAGTGATTTTATGCGATGGTGGACTGATAACCTGGGCATAATAAATCAGGAATACAGGAAGGGAATTTAAATGCCAGGTAAAGATAACGTTGATACCGGCTGGGGAGATGACCTGAAGCGATTGAATATCAGGCAGAACGTGAAAAAGCAAGTAGTTAAAATTGAAGGGATCAATTATCACTTTGATTTATTTAGAGGCTTTGGCACAGGAAGGAGCGGGATTGCATTGAATCAACCGTTTCAAGTAATTGAAAGGAAAGATGGGGTAATAGTGATTGAAAAAATAAAGGGAAAATAAAGGGAGGTTTTAGGATGACAAGCAAAGAAATAAATTACGACAATTTAATATACACGATAGATAAAGCAAAAATAAAGATAGGTGAGAATCCCTATGGAATCATATGTTCGGAGGATACTTTTGATTTGTTAAAAAAACATTCCGAGGATTTAACAAATCAGGTAGTTCCAAGTATAGCAACAATCAGTGGACTAAAGGTGAAAGTGATTGATAGTTATTTATTTACCGATATAATTTGGGTGTTGAATAAAGAAAATTATGAAGAAGTTGAGAAAAATGGGATAGTTTCACTAATAATAAAGATCGCAAAGGCAAGCAATATAAAATTATGGGGAGTAGATGATTATCATGGAGATATTGCTAGTGAGGCTTTAGGATGATAAGAGAAATAAAGTGATTAATTAAGCTCATTTCATTGAAAATGGGTTTTATTAATCCTGCTGGCTTCGGGAAAGAGTAAGCTTTACTTTCCCAGAGATGTCAGTAGAGTAAGGCAGTTAGTAGAGGTTGCCAGTGAGCAACTAGCTAACAGATGCTGAATCTACAGAGACATCAGGCATAGAGGTAAGTTGAATAACCTGAAATTTAAGAGCCAGTAGAGATGGAGAAAGAAATTGAACGGAGAAAATGTAGAGAAAAAAACAATGACAGAAGCTGAACTCAACCAGCAAATTCTAGATACAATGAGTGAGAAGCTTGATGAGTTTGCAAAAAAGGCAGTTGAGGATCAGCTAGCTGAATTAGCTGAGGGAAGCGAAACGATCCTTGATAAAAAGAAAGCTAAGGAAGTTCTTGACGGTTTAAAACCTACCGAAGAGATGGAAGAAGCTGAGGAAAGAGGAAATGATTTTGAAACACCTGAAGAGTATTTAGATGCTATAATTAAGGCTAAGGATATTGGCCGGGCAAAAAGGGTAGTTGACCCACGCTTGAGCTTTGTGACATCTAGAGGCGATATTAAGACAGCCGGCCACATGGTAGAGGGTGATGACAGTCAGGGCGGATTTCTTGTAGCTGGGGTTTTTAAACCAGACCTCAAGCAGATAGCTCTTGAAAATTCAATAGTAATCCCTAACGGGGCAACGGTTATCCCTCCGGTTAAAACTGATTCGATAAAAGTTCCTTATATAGACGACACATCACATGCTACAACCGTATTCGGCGGAGTACAGGCAAAATGGACTGCTGAGAAGGGCACTAAGAGTGCGACTAAACCTACCTTTGGACAGCTGGAATTGACCCCGCATAAATTAGCCGGAGTTACATATCTGTCTCATGAGTTACGTGAGGATTCTGCTATTGCAATTGTACCGCTAATTAAACGGATGTTCGGGTCTGCATGGGGTTATTTTACAGACCTTGCGTATCTTAACGGGACTGGCGCCGGACAACCTCTTGGTATTCAAAATTGTGCTTGTTTAAAGACCGTCTTTAGAAACACAGCAAATCGGGTGTTTTTTGAGGACTTGCGAGAAATGTACGCATGTATGCTTCCCGCTTCTCATCCTTATGCTGTCTGGGTGATTAATCCCAGCGTGCTACCTGACCTTATTGGTATGACTGCCGGTGATGCTGCTCCCGCTGCTGGTTCAAATCCTATTTGGATTAACCGTGATATGGGCGCTCAGAATCCTATCCCGGGTAGAATATTTGGACGACCCTTTTTCATAAGCGAGAAGATGCCTGGACTGGGTACACAAGGTGACGTTGGTTATTTTGACCTTCGATATTATCTTGTTTTTGATCGCCAGCCAATTACAATAGATTTTAGTTCCCACGTTGCATTCACAACTGATGAGGATTGCTGGAGATTCGTACTAAGAACTGCTGGTCAGTGTTGGCCGCAGAGTGTGTTGACACCTAGAAATGCGGCTGCCCCAGTGACTTCAATATCGCCTTTTGTAGTGCTAGACGACGCCACAAGCTAAGGAAGCTGAAATGAATATTGATCCAAAAACAGGCGGATTCAAAAGTCTAGGTGAATTTCTTGTCAAAGTCCGCAAAGCTTATTTAGGCGAAGGCACGCCGGATAGTCGGCTAGTTTTAGGCAAGACCGCAGGTCACATGGAGGAAGCTACAGACTCGCAAGGCGGAGCTTTAGTTCCGGAACAATGGGCAAAGGAAATATACCACGCTGCTATAGAAAATTCGATTGTACGCTCTAGAGTTGCTAAGGGTGCGATATTTAAACCTAAAGGTGATTCTATTACAGTACGGCGACTAATTGATGCTGATAGAAGCTCAAATATATTTGGCGGGATTACATTTAAGTGGACAGAGGAACGAGGAAACAAATTTGATGCTATATCTAAGCCGGCGGTAGGGGCGGTTGAGTTGAATGTTCATAAGCTGGTCGGAAGCTGCTTTGTGAGCAATGAACTTGAAAACGATCATGGCAAATATGGCGATTTCATGAAACTTGCATTCGGGCAGGCTATTAGGTTCATAGAGGACGATGCTTTCATTAACGGAACAGGAGGCGGAATGCCATTAGGTATTTTACAGGCCGGATGCAGAACACAGGTAACAAGAAATGCGGTTGGATATGTAAACTGGATGGATATTTCTAATATGGCTAAACAGTTACTCCCCAGAAGTTGGGAGAGTGCTGTCTGGTTATTAAATCCTGATGTGATAAGTGAACTATTCGAAGCGACATCTCCCGCAGCAAATCAAGCGACAGCCCTTGACCTCAGTAATCGTACACTCTGGGGGATACCGTTCATTCCTACAGAGAAATGTCAAGCAATGGGAACGGAAGGCGACATAATTCTTGCTGATTTCGATCACGGGCATTATCTTATAGCCGACAAGGAGATGAGGATTTCAGCGTCTCGCCATGTAAATTATGAACACACTTTGCTTCAGACAACTGAGACATACGGTTTCATAACCGATGAGACGTTTTGGAAAATTGTTCTCAGGACAGACGGCCAACCGCTTCTAAGTGCTGACATTGCACCGAAGCGAGGGGCTAATGACCTGGGGATGTTTATTGTATTAAAAACAACAAGCTAATAGGAGGTAAAAAACTATGGCAAATATACACAAATTTATAGAGAATGTTCGCTCAAGATACGGCGCTTTCAGTTCAGCTTTAGGCGGAGAGGGGTCTGACCTTGTGACATCTGCTGAATTTGTCAATATGGCAAATTATGATCTCGTTGTAGGCGTTGCTCACGCTTCTGGAGTTGCAAGCGACGCTGTGCTTACTCTTGCCATGTGGCAGGCAACCGCCTCAGACGGAAGCGGCTCTAAGACCGTTACGGGAGCAAGCGACACATTCACTTCTACTGCTACAAGTGATACAGATGTTTTAGTGGCTCAGGTTCGAGGCGAAGATTTAGATGTAGATAGCAGCTTTCAATATGTTGGGTTCAAACTAGCGACTGATGCCGAAAGCGGAACTGAGAAAGTTGGTGGAGTTCTGTTACAGCTAAGAGCAAGATACAAACAGGCTACATTGCCTGCTTAATCTTGAATGAATAAGAACGGGGGGCGGGTTTTGACTCGCCCTCTGATTTCTTACATTTATAAGGAGGATATATGAGAATACTTTGGCATAGCTCCTCGCCAATGTGTAGTTCTGGCTATGGAATAGTTACGAGAGAGGTGATTCAGAGGCTTAGGGCTATGGGTCATTTTGTCCGTGTTGGTACAAAGCATGCAGATCATGGGTGGTATGAATGGGATGGATTTGAGGTATTTGAGGGGACTGATACCTTTTTTGTCAACCAGATGATTAAGGACGAGGATTTCGATTATATTATAACTCTCTGGGACATCTGGCTCCTGCAAGGGAAAAGGCAATATCCGAAGGAAAAATGGGTTGCTTATATCCCTGTGGATACGGAACGGATAAGTAAAGTTTTAGCTGAGGTTTGTAAAAATACAGGGGTTCAGATTGCAATGTCAAAGCATGGGAGAAAAGAGCTGGAGTCTGCTGGGCTTAAACCTTCTTATGTCCCACCTGGAGTTGATACGAAAGTTTTCAAGCCTAAACCGGAGGCAAAAAAAGCATTTAGAAGTGAACTGGGACTTTCAGAGGAGAATTTTGTTATTGGGTCTGTTGGGCTTAATTACGGGGACGACAGGAAAGGATACGTTCCTCTTATGCGGGCTTTCAAGGAATTTCACAAGCGACATCCCAAGTCTATGCTCTATCTTCACTCTCTAGCGAATGAGAGGGATTCAAGGCAAGGCTTTATAAACTATCATAAAATAGCACACAATTTGGGAATAGATAAGGCTCTGGTATGGCCTCCGCAGTCAGATTATGCACTAAGCAGGATAGACACAGGCTGGCTGGCTGATATTTACAACGGGTTTGATGTATTTTGTTTACCGACTAAAGGTGAGGGGTTCGGGCTTCCAATAATAGAAGCTCAAGCATGCGGTGTTCCGGTAATTCTAACAAATACAACAAGCTGTCCTGAACTTTGCAAAACAGGATGGCTTATTGATACAACCGATGATGACAGGCGATGGTTACCGAATGAAACATGGAGACTAGAGGCTAAACCATCTGCAATACTAAAGGAATTGGAGCTTGCGTTTTCTCTTTGGGAATCAGGGAAATTTGACTCTATAAGGAAAAATGCAAGAGACAATATAATGAAATACGATTGGGATAATGTGTGGGAAAAACATTGGCTTCCGATAATTAAGGAATTGGAAAAGAGCTGCAAATGAACGAAGAGATGATTGAATTCATTAAGGACTGGCCTTGCTGCTGGAAGAAGGGTAATAGGTTCAGCCGAACTTCCAGGCCGAAGTTTGCAACAACGGTCATTGAGGCTGGCTATGCAAAAGCTGTAAGCAAGCCATCTAAAAATAAAATGGTTGAGAAGCCAGAGAAGGAGAAATAATGAGTTTAGCATCAATTGCATTGACATCGGTCGAAGAAGTCTTGGCCTTTCTGGGTGAGAATGCTAAGCGTAATGCTCTTTGGGTTTATTATGCAGGCGCTACAGACCCGTCCACGTTGGAAGTTAAAGACGATAGGCTTACTTTGACTCCTGGTGGCGACATCCTCTTTTCCACTTATGATACACTTACTAAGTTAGTAGCTCAGATAATTACCATAGCCGATTGGAAGGCTGGGCTTATCTATCATGGCTCTGCTGAATCGGATGACCTGATTGTAACAGGTGCTTTAAATACGCTAGGTGATGAGAATGAGCAAGTATTAATGATACAGGATAATTATCTCATAGAGCGATTGATAGACCGAGCCTCAGACCTGATTAATCGATACTGCAACAGGACGCTCAAGACAACTGCATATCTTCTGGAACGCTACAATGGCGAAGGGGCAAAGCTTTTTCTTGAGAATTATCCAGTCACTGACATTGTGCAAATATGCGATGGGATAATAAATGCCATAAGAGTCAAATGTACGGATGATACAGCTTATAATGCCTATGTCGAAGTAGATCAATCTGCAGGGACGCTGAAATTGATTAGAGACGGCACGGAAGATGCTTTATTCGATCTGACAAATGCAAATTATGACACCCTGGGAGAGTTGGCAACTGCCATAAACGGTGAGGCCAACTGGGAAGGTGAGATAGCAAATAGCGATCATAGTAGCTATCCCTCATCTCAAATATTCACAAAATACAATTATTACTGCAAAAATCAAAGTATCTATCTTGAAATACCAAACAAGCCACTTGATAACTATGATGTGAACTACGATGCTGGAATAGTAAGCCTTTCTTCAGAATTCAGCAAAGGCTTTCAAAACATTTATGTTTCATATACCGCTGGTTATACTAGTCCAATTCCATATGTTTTAGAGCAAGCCTGTATAGAATTAGTTGGCTATAAATATGGCCAATCCAAAAGGGCAGGGAGCGAGGAGCTTCAGAGCGAGTCTTTTGGTGAGGGAGCTGATTATAAATATACGAAATTCAATCTTGCCGATATCAAGAATATATTGCCAGCATCACTGTTGGCAGAATTAGATTTATTTAAGAAAAGGGA